GCCCTCGCCACCAATGATACCAGTGTCAATGTTTTGGAAGTCGTAGTTGTCGTTGAGATAGATCGGACTGCTAGGGAATTCGATCTGTGGCACGTCCTCAGCACACTGCTCAGTGATGGTCTGTAGACCATTGTAGTGACGCCACAGCTCACTCAGGTGACTACGGTTGAAGTTAGGGTCATCGATCGCACTGTGCAGTGCTTTCTTGAGCGCCTCTGTTGCTGCTGTCAATTCTGCTTTCATAATTCCAGTGACGGATAACTCCGCTGACGATAAAACAATTGGTGACAAGATAGGATACAAAAATGCAGGTACGAATACCTGCAATGTAATTATCATAGGGTCCTGTCTTGTCATCAGAGAATGACCCTAGAGAGTACTTCCAGACTCTAAGAAGACGCTTTAACACTGTCTCGTGTATAGCAAGGCACACCAGCAGGGTCTAACCATTTGGCATACTCAAAGTCTTCAATAGCAAGGAGCAACTGATCACCATTATCAAAGAGATAGATGTCAGAATACTTCTTTGTATACTCGTTTGCTTTTTGCAAACGAAAATCAGGTTTACCATTCAGTTGAATGTAACCCCTTTGCACATAGCGATAGGGAAACCGCTCGTGGATCACAGTCGTCTTAGTCGTTGCGACTGACTGTGGATCTAGATCATTCATGGTCGTCTGAGTGTCTTCAAATATGATAGCACATCCTCACGAATCCACAACAGTTCGTGGTAACATTTCTGGGAATGAGCACATGCCCTCAGTTTAGGGTCAGGTTCTAGCACACTCTCTATGAAAATGTCTAGTCCTCTATTCCATTTGTCGTCCTGTGATTCCATGTATCTCCTTAGGTAAAACTAAACCAACCTGTAATGATCTTCTTCTCTTGTGTATCAGACACCCTACCACGATGGTGGAATGTCCAATCTGCTGGCCAGATCACAGTGTATCCACGCTGCGCTGGGACATACTTCTGTTGGTGATACCATTCAGTGCCACCATCAGGGACATCATTTAGATAAGTCATAAAGACTAAATGTCGGTAGGTGTTTCCAGGCAGGGCATTAGACCTTTCGGTATGCCACTGCTTGAATCCACCACCTTTAGGATACCACTGCATAGACAGTGGTTCGTTTACTTGGAAGCGTGAGGTCTCACAGAATGGAAACCTCTCCAAGTATTGATTGAGCACGCCTTGAAGTGCATTCATGTAGTTAAGCACTTCGGGACAAGACAATTGATAGGGGATGAGCAGATCGAGAGAGTCTTTATAACTCTTGTCAACTGTTACATCTCCCTGTCGCATGACCATTCCCTCATGAAACTCCAAGACGCTTTGTTTATGCCAGAAATCTTCAAGTCCCGCCACAACGGATTCATCAACAAAGTCACCCCAGATAAAGTCATTACACTCATCATTAAGTGGGGTGCAGACGCGATCTTTATAAATTACGATTTCTTCTTTAAGCATAAGTATCCCGACCAGGGTAAAGTTTAGGTCATTTCCAAGACGCCATCCGCAATCATGTTATCAATGAGAATCGTATAGTCCTCCTCCACATCTAGTCCCCAAAAGTGGACGTGACGTGCGCTCTTGTCACTGTAAAAGCGACAGAGTGCTTGGAAGAGGGGTGGATACTCTGTGTCAAGGGCAATGTTACCATTGACAGTATCCTTCAGAATTTGCACTGAATCTGCAAAGCGATCTCTAACAGTCATGACTGACTCCTATTTGGTTTTCCAACATGCACCGAAGTGCAAGCGATCCAGGATGGATTCGAACCATCGACCGACTGCTTAGAAGGCAGTTGCTCTATTCCACTGAGCTAC